TCAAAAAAGTAAAAGAAAAACCAAATATAAGTGAAGATGAATTACATGCAGCATCGTTGCAATATAATTTAAATGTTAAAGATCCAAAAAATATTATGGTTAAAAAAGGTTTTATAGAGGTATTGGACGGTGCGACTGGTTTTATGTTGATAAAAAGAAATGTATTTAAAAAAATGGCATTGGCATATCCTCATTTAAGATTTAAATCTGATCAACATTTGGGAGATCCTCACGACAAAACTTTTGGATATCACGACACATCTGACTGGAACTATGCTTTTTTTGACACTATGATAGAGCCTGATACCAAAAGATATTTATCCGAAGACTATGCTTTTTGTCGTTTATGGCAAAAAATAGGTGGTAAAATATATGCTGATATTGCTAGTGGTATGACACACATGGGTAATTACTCCTTCAAAGGTAATGTAGGAACTCAATTCTTGCCACAAAACAATAAATAATTTAGTATACCTCAACATGAAATTAGTCGATTTAAAGTTTCAACCAGGTATAGATAAACAAGATACTGCTTATTCAGCAGGAGATCAACGTAAGTATGTTGATTCTGACTTTGTTCGATTTCACTATGGTAAGCCTGAAAGATGGAAAGGTTGGTCATATTTACCAAATCCAAATAAAACTATTGTGGGCGTGGTCCGTGATACGCATAGCTGGATTGGTTTAGACGGAACCAGATATCTTGCTTTAGGCACCGATAGAAAATTATATATTTATTCTGATGGTAAAGTTTATGATATTACTCCTATTAGAGAAACAGCAGCTTTGACAAATCCTTTTACTACAAATGGTACAACAACTGTTACAGTTACGGATGCAGCTCATGGAGCACAAATTGGTGACTTTGTTACTTTTGATTCATTCTCTGCAATAGATGGGTTGGATATGAATAACGAGTTTGAAGTCATTACGGTTCCTTCTTCTAGTACATATACAGTAACTCATACAAGCGCAGCTTCTGGGTCAACATCAGGTGGCGGTGGATCAGGAAATGCTAACTATCAAATTACAACTGGACCTTCTACATCTACTTATGGATATGGTTGGAATACATTAGCTTGGAATATTAGCACATGGAATACACCGAGATCTTCTTCAAGTGTTGTAGTAGATGCAAGAAATTGGTCTTTAGATAATTTTGGTGAAGATTTAATTGCTACCGTTTTAAATGGTGGGACGTTTGTTTGGGATACATCAGGAGGTACAAGTAATAGAGCAACAACTTTAACTAATTCTCCTACTGCTTCACGATTTAGTTTAGTGTCTACTGACACAAGACATCTACTAATTTTTGGTACAGAAACGAGTATTGGTAATAGTGCTACTCAAGATGATTTATTATTTAGATTTTCTGATAGAGAAGACGCAACAGATTACACACCTGTATCAACTAATGAAGCAGGTTCACTTCGTATATCAGATGGATCTAGAATAGTAGGTGCTGTTAAATCATCAGGTCAAATACTTGTGTGGACCGATACATCACTTCATGGTGTTCAATTTGTTGGTACACCTTTTACTTTTGGTCTTAGACAACTTGGTGCAAACTGTGGTCTAATAGCTCAACATGCGGCAGTAGAAATAAATGGTCGTTCTTATTGGATGTCAGATAATGCTTTTTACATGTATGATGGTGTTGTTAAAAAAATGCCATGTTCTGTACAGGATTATGTATTTGATGATTTAAGTTATACTAATAAAAAAGATATAGCTTGTGGTATTAACACCGCATTTAATGAAATTATTTGGTATTATCCGTCAACAAATGCTACACAAATAGACAGAGCTGTAGCTTACAACTATTTAGAAAACACTTGGTACACTACATCCCTTGCAAGAACTACTTGGTTAGGTGCTTATGTCTATGAATTACCTATTGCTACAGAATATAATGCAAGCTTAACAGCAAATAACTCTACTATACTTGGCTTAACTGCAGGTGCTTCGTATGTTTATGAGCACGAGAGTGGTAATAATCAAGCGGATGGCACAGCTATTTCTGCTTTTTTAACATCAGGTTCTGTTGAAATAGCAGACGGTGATGAACTTATGTCTGTAAGTAAACTTGTTCCAGATTTTGATAATTTAACCAATACCATGACAGCTACACTAACACTTGAACAATATCCTCAATCAGCAGATACGGTTACTACTACTGGATCTATTTCTAATACTACAGAGAAAATTGATGTAAGAGGTAGAGGAAGAGCAGTTAAAATTAAGTATCAAACAAGCACTGTAAATGACACTGCTTGGAGGTTAGGATCAACAAAACTACAACTTAGACCAGACGGAAGAAGATAATATTAAAATAAATTTTTTATGTTCTATGCCTAGAGCAGGTAACACCTTGCTAGGTTCTTTACTTAATCAAAGTAATAATATTAAAGTTACAGCAAATAGCGTTGTAAGTGAATTGATTCATCGTATTTTAACCTTACAAGACTTTCCACAGTATCAAGAATTTCCAGATTATACTGGAGTACATAACTCAGCTAAACAAGCATTTTTTTCTTATTACAAACATTATAAGTGTAGACATGTTTTGGATAGAGGATCTTGGGGCACGGAAGCAAATTTACATTACTTGAGAGAATTAAAATTAAACACCAAATTTGTAATACTGTATAGACCTGTCTTTGAATGTTTAGCTTCAACTCTTAAAATTATGAATGTTGAAGAATCACATAAAGAAGAAATGTGTAATTCTTTATTAAGAAGAGATCACAACATAGGAGTATCTATGTGGAGCATTGAAAATATACTTAATTCAAAAGAAGAATACAAGATTATTACTTATGATGAATTAATAAAGTCTCCTGTACAAACAATATTAAAAATATTAAAATTTTTAAATGTGCCTAAATACAAAGTAAAGACTAAAAATTTTGATCAGTTTTCTATACAGAATATACAATATAAGGATCCTATTCCCAAATGGCATCACATTAGAACCAATAATATTAAAAAAAATCCTTATGATTACTTGTCTTTAATACCCGATAAAATAATTGAAAAATATGAAAAAACCCATATTATGTTTGATAATTTAATTAAAAATAAAAATGGCTAAAATAACAATTACACGATTACCTAACTCAACGCCAGAATATGACCCTGGTCAATTTGATCAAATGATTCAATTATTAGATCAAATAATTTTTTTACTTAATACAAACTACCAACAAGATTTAAAAGAAGAATCACAGTCGGAGGCTTTTTTCCTTGGCTAATACTTTTAAAAGCGCAATGGTAGATATTACCACAACAGATTTAACAACTGTTATAACAGTTCCTACGGCTAATCCTGGTGCAACGCCACCTGTTGCACCTACTACAGATGTAGTAAAATCTCTTTTAGTTTGCAATGACTCTGGTTCAACAACTTTGGTTGATGTTGAAGTTGTCAGAGGTGCTGCAACTTTTGAAATATTTAAATCAAAGAGTGTTGCTACAGTTACAACCACAGAATTATTAACTCAACCTTTAGTTTTACAAGAAAGTGATATTCTTAAAGTTCAAGCTAATGCTGCCAATCAAGTGCACATTATAGCAAGTTTTCTGGAGATTACGAAAGGACAACTCTGATCAATCTTCACTCGTTATTTATTACTCCCGTATTTTCATTAGAATTAAAAGGCCACGAACATCTTATTGATAGCATATATCAACTACGAGAAAAAGATGAGATGGGTATGCCACGGTCCAATGTCGGTGGTTGGCATAGTCATGATGAAGTATACAATATAAAAAAATTTAAACCTTTGGTAGGTGATATATTAAAACATGCTAAAGATTGTTTTAATCACTTAGATGTTAAAGAAAGTTATGTTCCTGAGATGACTGGCATGTGGGGTATGATAAATCCACACGGATCACGAAACAATGTACATACACATCCATATAACTATTTATCAGGAGTATTTTATCTTAAAGCTCCTAAAAAGTGTGGAAATATTGTGTTTCTAGAGCCTAAACCACAGTCAGAGGTACTATCACCCCCTAAAACAGATAAAGCTTCTATACACCTCGCTCACAGCGTACAATGGGAGCCTGTTGAAAATTCCTTGATTTTTTTTCCATCTTGGTTACAACATGAAGTACAAACAAATAATTCTGATGAAGATAGAGTTATCATCAGTTTTAACATAAATTGGAGAAACGAAGATGCCGATAGTTGAACCTGCTGAATTACTAGGTCACATTACGACTGAAGACGGAAGAAGAATTCCTCATTACAAAGTAAAAACTGAAACAACAATTACACATATAGATACTGGTGCTGAGTATAACTCAGAAGCAGAAGCTCAAGCTGATGTTGATAATCCAGGAACTTCTACAACTGCTGAAAAAATTAAAAGAGATGTAAAAATATTTGCTCCTTCTTTAGCAGATATGTTAGGTGAAACTCCTAAGTAATTAAGCGCTACAAGCTTCGCATTCCATATCAGATAGCCTTCAATACTTCTTGATTTTCCATAATATCTCCTTGATTTATAATTTTTGGGTGAGATCTAATTTAAACATGTCTACAAAATATATCAAGCAATCTTTTATAAATTGTTTTCTTGACAGAGAATTCGTGTTATGAAAGAGACAGAAAAAAGAATGAATCTACGAAATAATTATTTTATTTTAGAAAATGCAGTTACAGATAGATTCTGTGATCATGTTATTGAATATGGTAAATATTTAAAAGAACAGGTTGCAACAACATGGGGATACGACACAAATAATCTAAGTGATTATGATAAAAAAAAATTAGAAAAAACAAGAAAATCTAAAGTTACTTGGATGAGTGATAATTGGATGTACAGAGAAATTCAACCAATAATTCATCAAGTAAATGCACAAGCGGGTTGGAATTTTCAGTGGAGCATGACAGAATCTTTTCAATTTACAAAATATGAAGGCACACAAAAACAACATTACGATTGGCACACTGATTCAGGAGATGCTGATGAAAATGGTTTGATAAGAAAAATATCTGCTAGTTTAATTTTAGCTAATGATGATGAATATGAAGGCGGTGATTTTCAAATTTGTATACCCAATCCAAAAGAAAATAAAACAATTAATATTAAACTTAAACAAAAAGGAACAATGATATTTTTTCCCTCTTTTGTTTGGCATAGAGTTGTTCCAGTAACAAAAGGAACACGATATTCATTAGTGTGTTGGAGTGCAGGTAATTTATTTAAATAGGAGAGTATATGAGTTTTGAGAAAAATAAATACGAAGTTGTTAAAAAAGCAATAACAAACGAACTAGCAAGTTTTTGTTTTGCGTATTTTAGTAATAAAAGAAAGGTTGCACAACATTTACAAGAAAGTAAATTTATTTCTCCTTTTGATCAAACTTGGGGAACATGGAAAGATGATCAAATACCAAACACATATAGTCATTATGCAGACATGGTTATGGAAACTTTATTAGAAAGAGTTTTACCAAAAATGATGCAGGTAACTAATTTAAATCTTATACCAACTTATAGCTATGCTAGAATTTATAAATTTGGCGATATTCTTCATAGACATAAAGACAGGCCTTCTTGTGAAATTTCATGCACTCTTAATTTAGGAGGAGATGAATGGCCAATTTATTTGGACCCAACAGGAAACGAAGGTAATAAAGGTAAAAAGATAATTTTAAAACCTGGAGATATGTTAGCTTACAGCGGATGTGACCTAGAGCATTGGAGAGAAAGTTTTGCGGGGAAAGATTGTTGCCAAGTTTTTTTACATTACAATAGCACTAACGGTGCATTAGAAGAACCAAACTTGTTTGATACAAGACCTTTTTTAGGATTGCCTGCAGAATTTAAAAAACAATGAAAAATTGGTTAGTTCAAATTGGGGGAGATCAACCCTTTCCTTTTCTTGTTATTGACAATTGGTATGATGAAGAAACAGAAAAATCTATTTGGTCTGAGTTAGATTTTTTATCTACTAAAAATAAACAAGATCAATTAAGAGCAGAAAATACAATTGTCGCACGCAATGAAGATGGAACTTCTAAAGGCAAATCATATAGATGGTATCTCGGTAGAATTTATACAGAAGAAGGTAAAACTTATTCAACTATAATGCAAAAAACAAATTTATTTAGAACACCTAAATTTCATGAAATAATGCAACACATGACACCGCAGTGTAGAAGTTTTTTTGGCAGCGACTACGACACAACTATAATTTCTTATTATGAAAATAATGATTACTACAAACCTCATTATGATAAATTTCAATGGACTTCTCTTATATGGTTTTATCGTGAACCAAAAAAATTTAAAGGTGGTGATTTAAAATTTACAGAGCCAGACTATAAAATTAATGTAAAGCATAATAGAATGTTAATGTTTCCATGTTATTACCTTCATGAAGTATTACCTATTAAAACAAAAAAATTAAAAGAAATGGGAGATGGACGATATACCATTACTCATTTTTTTTATTCTGCTGATGTTTAAAACAATAATTAATAATTTATCTGTTCCTTATGTAATAACAAAATTTAATGATCACAATAAAATAAAAGGAAAACTTTTATTAAGTATAGATACTTCTGCTCATGAAAAATTAGAGGCTAATGATCAATACTACAGTGATAATATTCATAAATTAGATTGGCATAAAAATAAAGATTTTGAGAGACCGTGGGTAAAACAATTTTTACCTTTTTTAAACACACAAATTTATACAATGATAAAGCCATTAGGTTTTGAAAATTTTACTTTACCTGTATTATGGTATCAACAATATCTTGAAAATGGTAAACATGGTTGGCACGTTCATGGTGGTAATTATACTGGAGTATATTATTTGGAAATGCCAAAAGAATCTCCTAAAACTCAAATTGTTGATCCTTCTAACATGAATAATGTAATTGACTTAAATGTACAAGAAGGAGATTTTGTTATATTTCCTAGTTTTGTTATTCACAGAGCTCCTAAAAACAAATCACACAAAAGAAAAACAATAATTTCTTTTAATATATACTTTGATAAAATAATTAAAGGTTATGAAAGTGAATGAACTTGAAGAAAAATTTAACTTTTTAAAAACAAGAAAATATAAAAAATCTAATCATCCAGGTATTGAAGTTTTTTATGATAAACAAACGTTTTTAAAAATAGAAAAGAAAACTAAAATTACTATTACACCAGGTAATGTTTTGTTTATTATTAAAAAAGCTTTTGGTCTTAAAGAAGGAACCTTGCAAATTTTAAAAGAATCAGAATTACATAATGAAACAAATTCAAAAATGTATTGTGTATTAACTGACTGTCTTTTTTCAGAAAGTAAAACCGATAACAAAATATTTATTAGATCGGGAAATAGTAAAGAGGCTTTAATATGACTGTAGAGTACGACGTTGGAACAGGCACAATTTTTGATATTAAGATGAACGTAGAGCATAAGGTAATTGATAATTTTTTAGACAAAAATAATTTAGAAAAATTGGAAGATCAAGTTATGTCCGCTTACATGCCTTGGTATTTTAATGATCATGTAAACATTAAAGGTGATGATCATTTTCAATTTGTTTATGGTTTTGTTCATCCTGGTGGTGAACCAAACTGTAATGAATTTATGATGAATTTATTAGAGCCTTTTGCTGTAAAATTAAAAGTAAAAAATTTTCATAGAGTAAAAGCTAATTTATCAACTAAAACTAATAAGTTAATTGAACACGGTATGCATACAGACAGAAGGAACATGAAAGGTAAAACAGGTATTTTTTATTTAAATACTTGTAATGGTTATACAAGATTAGAAAATGGCGTAAAAATTAAAAGTAAAAAAAATAGATTTGTTGAGTTTGATTGTAACACAAGACACACAGGTTCTTCTTGCACGGATCAAAAAAGAAGAGTCGTAATAAACTTTAATTATTAATGATTAGTTTTTATGATGTAGATAATAAAATTGATCAATCTATTTTAGATTATTTAAAATCTTACATAGATGATTATATTGTGAAACATAGATGTTGTAATCAATATCCTAATTGTAATCACCCTAAAGAACAATCAAACGCTGATTTGCTAGACACAAATGATTCTGTATTGTCCATACTTAGAGAAGATATGTACGATAAGTTACATAAGTATTTAAATAAAACATATTTAGACATATCATATTTAAAATGTTGGGCTTTAAAAAATAAAGGTAGTAATGAAGAAACTTGGCATACTCATAATTTTAACAAAGATATAAAAGAAATATCTTTTATTATGTATTTAGATGAAACGCTATTAGGTACAGAATTTAATACGGATAATTGTTTTACAATAACAAAACCAAAAAAATTTAAATGGCTTTTTTTTAATTCAAATATACCACATCAACCAGAAATAGGTAATCAAGATAGTTATAGATATGTAATTGCTGGAGCAGTGGGTGTTAAAAATAATGAATCAAAATATATAATTAAAAATCTATGGCCCACTCCTATTTACATGAACTTAATTAAAGTGCCTAATAATTTTAAAAAGTTAATTAAAAAATTTAATTATGAAAAAATGCCTTCAGGAAATGGTTCTTACACAATTGATAAAAAAATAATAACTAAACTACCAATTAATTTTCAAAAATTAATTATTCAACAAATTAATAAATACACAAAAGATTATTTAAAAACTAGCGATAATATTAAATTTAAAATTACTACTTCTTGGATCAATGAACATGATTCAAACGACTGGGCTCATAAACATCATCATTCAAATTCAATGTTTAGTGGAGTGTATTACATACATCAACCTAAGAACGGAGGTAATTTAACCTTTCATCAAAACCCTATGATTCCAAATATAAGTTTTTTGACCACTGAATTAGATTATAAACAAACAACTGAAGCAACAGCTCGTGAATTTCAAATTGAACCAGAAGATGGTCTATTAGTAATATTTCCTTCGTTTGTTTCACACAGTGTTCAAAAAAATAAATCTACAGAAAAAAGATATAGCCTAGCATTTAATGTTTTTATTGAAGGGTCTTTAGGATTAGATGAAGGTAAACTTAACTTTTATTAGATAATTGATATCTATAAGATAATCCGACAAAAGGTTTTTCATTAATGTTTTGAGTAATAAAAAAATTAACATAAGACGGAAAAATAACACACTTACCTTTTTCTAAAAAAACAGCCCATCTTCTTTTTTTATGTCTTCCATATTCATGTTCAAATATAATATCGCAAGGCTCTTTTCCTGTGTCTGCACAATATATAACAGATATATCAGGAGAGTTTTCATAGTCCCATTCGTCAATATGATTATGTGATCCTATACTTTCATTTTTTTCAAGATATATACCTGAAATATGATTTGAAATTAAAGTTAAATGTTCTTTAATTTCTGTACTGTAAGTGTCTCTTATGTAATCATTTAACCAAGTTATATGTTTATGTAAGTCTATTTTAAAATAATTATTATCAGAATACCAAACTTCAGGGCGCCATCTCTCTCCTTTTTTCTTAGCTTGTTTTATGTGATTTGTTATTTTTTTATTATCAATTAATAAATTTTTAGAAATAGTATGAACTGAAACAAATTCTTCTGAAAGAACATGCTTTTCAAAAACATTGTAAGGTTTAATTGTTTCTAAATGTCTATCCACGCAGATGTTTCTGGGTTCCATTTTTTATTGTCATCCGCTCTTACCCATCTAAGATTTGCTTCATCCCAACTAATTAAGTAATTTATTCCGCCTTCAGATGTTACTGTTGGAGGAGCTACGGGACAATCCCAAGTACAAGTTGTTTCATTTAAAACGTGAGAGTCAAAAGGTTTTGGTGGGATAAAAGCATTTCTGCCTGAATCATATGTATAACCAGTTGACGCAGGGTTTTTTCTAAATGCTTTTGATTGATCGCCTTCAGAAGTCCAATTACCTTCAGAATCAACATTATAATATTTTCCACCTAAAGTGTTTCTAGAAAACTTTTTCCAATTTGTATAACCGTGTATTTCTGTTAAAAAAGAAATTCCTACAGCTTCAGATTCATTTCCACTTTCGTCTTGAGTATCTGCATCAGCTACAACCTCGCAACTAATTACTACATTACTATCATTTAATTTTGCAAAATGTGCCATACTATTGAAACTTATACCTTACAATTACAACTCCAGATCCACCAGATCCACTTCTACCACCTATACTAGATACAGCACCTCCACCAGATCCACCGCCTCTGTTTGCAGTTCCAGCAGAACCTGTTGATCCACCGCCTCCAGTTCCACCAGAAGCAGAACTACCTTGACCATAGTGAGCCCAATAACCGCCACCTCCGCCACCAGCGTAAGCTACAGAAGAGCCTGAAATATTTGTTGATGTGCCAGCTCCACCAGTTCCACCAGATCCAGGGCCTGAAGGACCACCTCTACCATTTCCACCAGAAGCATTGGCTCCACCGCCTCCGCCACCAGCACCTTGGTTTCCTTGAACATTTCCTTGTCCACCAGGATTTCCTTGAGGAGGAGAAACAGGAGGAGTGTTTCCAGCACCAACAGATCCACTAGGTTGAGATTTACCTCCACCAGATCCGCCAGGTCCACCATTTTTAACAGGTAAATCAACTCCAGCACCAAAACCACCAGCAGTAGAAGTAACACTAAAAGCAGAACTAGGGTTTCCATTATTGCCTCTGTAGTAACCAGGAGGAGAAGATCCTGATGCGCCAGCACCTATGGTAATAGGATAATCTTGTGCAGATACAGAAGTACCGCCAGTTGCGGGTTGAGGAAAATTAATTCTAAATCCACCTGCTCCGCCAGCACCACCATATCCAGATCCGCCAGATCCGCCTCCAGCAACAATTAGATATTCTACTGTAGTTGAACCTGCAGCATTACCCGCTTGTGATACTGAAAAAGTTCCTGAAGAATTGAAAGTATGAATTTTAAAATCACCAGAAGTAGCAATAGTTCCACCAGTTGCCGTTACAAACTGCGCATTAGATTGCCCTTGTAAATCAGACATTGCAATTGCACCAGAAGGTTGCTCTGCTAATGTTCTAACAGCAGTAGCACCCATATTAATAGTTGTGCTAGATGGTGAAATATCCAGCTCTGTATTTACTTGAGAAAGCGATATAGTACCTGAAGGTAAAGTCATTTTTAATTACCCTTTAATTCATCAACCTGTTGCTTTAAATCCTTAATTGCTTCTATTAAAACAGAACATATTTTTCCATAATCAACAGATTTGGTTTTAATCTCATCATCAGCCGTTAATACAACTTGAGGTAAAACCTCTTCCATATCTTGAGCTAATACTCCAACTTGTTCTTTAGCATCATCTATATCATTTCTTTTATAGTAGACACCTTGCATTTTCATTACTTTGGATAATGCATTATCAATATTTTTTATATCTGTTTTTAATCTTTTATCAGAGAAAGCTGTTACATCATTATTAAAAGTAGCTGCACCAGCACCAGACATATCTAAAGTTAGAGCTGTAATTGCTGAGGTGTTATCAACACCTTTAAATATTATATCTTTATCGTTTGTAACTGATTTAATTACAAAATCTGTTGATGAGTTTGTAAATTCTGCAATAGCAGTGCCATCATCATTAAATTTAATGTCGCCTCCATTAGCATCTAAAACAATGTCTCCTTCAACATCTAAAGTCAAATCGCCAGATGATAAATCAATCTCTGTTCCATCAATTGTAATATTGTCAATAGTGACACCTGAATCAGCATCTACAACACCACCAAATGTAGCACCAGAGTTAAATGTAGCAGCTCCTGCTTCAGACATATCTAAAGTCAAAGCAGTTATAGCACTAGCATTATCATCACCTTTAAATATGATGTCTTTATCTTGTACACCTGAAGTAATTACAAAATCACTAGATGAATTTGTAAAGTTACCAACACCTGTACCTGCAATAGAAAATTCAATTCTATCATCAGTTGATGAAATTATTTTAGTGTCTCCATCAGTATCTAAAACTAAGTCTTGACCATTAAGATCATATGATCCGCCTGAAGAAAAAACATCATACCAGTTTGTACCATCTGTAGAAACAAGACGAGTTGTGCCGTTAGCTATTGAAAGTGTATTACCTGAAGCTCCAAGTCTTGCAGTCATTGCATAAGGACCAGAAGATCCTGAATCAGTCGTTGCGTTAGTAATTAAATACATTTTTTGAGTAGCTGGGAATTGAGCTATTCTTACTGCACCATGTGCACCCGTTAATCTTATGTGAGAATTTCTTGCTTGGTTATTAGCTTGTGATTGTGGACCGTCAGCGTTTGTTAACGTTGTTACAGCGTTATCGCCACACGCAACATTTACTACACCAGCAATACTAAATTCTAAAGATTGTGAAAAATTGTTGTTGGTAATAGTTCCCCAAGTTCCAGAATTTTCTCCCGAACCTTGAAGCTCTATTCTCAAACTCGTTGAATAAGTTGACGCCATTTTTTATCTCCTATTTAAAGTTTTAGTTATTATTTTAAAGTTTGTCAAAACTTTTATGCGGCTTGATGAACTTCTGTCCAACTTATATCCGAGTTAGAATCATCTACTTGGTTCCAAAAAGTACCTTGTAGGGTTCCTGTAGTACTTGTAGCAGAAACTCCAGTAAGTGTCAAAGTAGAACTTGCAGTTATAGTTACAGTGCCTGATGACGTTGTTGAAGAAACACCTGGTAATAGATAGCTTGTTTCCTGTGATTCTTCTCCCAAACTAGAAGTTAACGAGGTTCCTGTAACACTTACTATAGCTCCAGCCGTTGCCGTAGCAGGTGCTGCTGTTATAGTTAAACCGTTCGCTGTAAATTGATTTGCATCTTGAGTAGGGGTATTGGCTTGTCCGCCCATACCTGAGTGATTAGTACAGTAATAGTATAAAGTAGGTGCACTAGAAGCTACAGTTATTTGAGTATATGCTCCTGCATTACCTGGAGTTCCATTAGTTGTTACACCAGTAGTATATTCTGATCCACCTCCATGAGAACCGTCTGAAGTTTCACTAAAACGTAAAGGATGTCCATCATTACTAGCATTAGACTGATCAAATCTATAAGTATTTCCTTCAGCTAACTCTAAAGTTTCTTGTTGAACACCATCTATAAAATATTTGTTTCCTCCTGAAGTAGCTACAACTGTTACTGTTTTTGTAACAAAACCTCCAACACCGACAACATTAACATCTGTAGAAGCAACTTCAGTGCCAAGACTACCAGTTAAATTAACACCTGAAGGTGAAACAACGGATGTGCCTACAACACTTAATGATCCAAGACTTGAAGTAATAGCATTTCCTGGTGGGAAAGCTGTTTTACCAATTTCAACGACGGCAGTTCCTACAAGTGCGTCCATTTCTGGTTCACTTGCAGCTACAATGGTTAATTGTGAATCTCCTGATATTGAGAATGTTCCTATTGATGTTGTTGAACTAACACCAGTAGCTTGAGCAAAACCACCTATAACGCCTGCAGTGCTTGTTAAACCTACACCAGTAATTGTTGGTACAACATCTGTATTTATCGCAGGTGCCGTTGTTGCCGTTGTTGCTTGAGCACCTGTTAAAGAATACGATGTTTCTAAAATATTCCAGAGGTTATCACCCCATCCAATTAATTCACCTGTGACTTGATTCGCTCCTCGGTTCCATCCAGACTGACGAACACCTTGAGCATCTTCATCTCCTATTTGCGAAGTTAATCCTATGCCAGTAAGAGTATGTGTCGAAGATCCAGTTACGGTCTCTGTGCCTAAAGATGATGTAATAGCATTACCAGAAGGCGTTGTAATTTGATTACCAATTGCTGTAACCGTCCCTAAAGATGAAGTAGTGCTTACTCCAGTAGCTGTAATGTTAACACTAATTACTGGTGATTCTTCACCTAAAGATGAAGTTAACCCTGCGCCTGATAGTCCATTGCTAGCTGTTAAAATAAAGTCGCCATTATTCCATGACGCTGCATTCCATCCTAGTGGAATTGTTGTGCCTACACCTCTATTCCATCCAGTCAGTAATTGATTATCAACAATCGTCGGATTAGGCATTGTGCCTAATGATGACGTCGCTGCATTACCAGTCGCTGCATACTCACTTGCTTGAGTAGCATCTCCTATACTAGATGTAAGTTGGTTTCCTGTTACTTCAAAAATATTTGTCGTGACAAGCGATACAGTTCCAACTGTAGAAGTGAGACCATTACCTGAAGCCTCTACAGGTGCTTGTTGGTTCCAAGCACCTGAGTTCCAGGTTTCTCGGCCCCATCCTTGGATAGAGGCCATAATTTATCTCCTATGCGATCCTTAAAATTGCTGCTGTAGCTTCTGCTGCTGGGAACGTTATTGTAAATGTTCCTGAAGTAGAAGTTTTTACTGCACCAAAATCTAGTACACAAACAGATGCATTGGTTGTCAAACCAGATACAGTTGAGTTGTTATAAATTACAGCAGCTTGTGCTGAAATAGTTGCACTTGTAAATGATATATCAGCAAAATCACAAACAGCAGTATCAGAGGATAATGTTGGCGTAACAGATGTTAACGCTCCACCACCTTCAGAATATGTTCCTGAGTTCGCTACTTCATCAGTTCCTGAAAAAGCAGTTGTTGATTTACTTAAAGTTGCTTCGTTATCGTATAATGCTAGTTTAAAAGTGTTCCCTGTCGTAGCCGTAAAATTGTGTAGGCCTTTAAGGATTTCCACTTTG